CCGGAGTGAAAAACCCGTAAGGGCAAAAAATTCATCCGCGCACGACTCCCCAATTGTAAAAATGTGAAGCCATTTATTTATATACCGCCTTCCCGGTCTTCTACAGCTTCGCGCAAGTGTATGGAACACCGCCCGAAAACCGTAGAAAATTAAAATCTTCGCCAGTACTGCTGGCTAGATAGTTCAATTGGGTAACAGAAGTACCATCCCCTGGAATGTGGATAGTAAAATCTTTATACCAAACTGGATCCATCTGATTTCCAGTGTTTGTTCCCATAAGATCATTTGCAAATGAGAACACAAATAGATTGTTGCTGTAAAAAGGAGCCTCGAACTCTATGCAACCACAGTGGACTGCCTCATTTATAATAGTTCCAGTTGGACTAACGTATCTAATAGTATCGTTAGTGACAACGGGCCCGAAAGTACTAGAAGTTTCAACGGGGTCTTTTAAAGACACATACGTCATAGTATAATTATTGGAACCGCGCCCCACTGACTGTATAAACCTATGCCGCATGCTACCACGCGCACCCATATAGGCATAGCGTAGATAACCGTACAAACTCACTTGCCATCCAAGAACCGAAGTTCCCAACAAAGGAATAGGTAACGGAATTATAGGACCTTCGATATTGTATGGAGCAGGATCAGTACCATAGTCAAACGCAGTTAACATAAACCGTTTCAACAGTGATCTATATGAGACGGGACGCTCACCAAAGTGTTCAGAACAAATTTGAGTATCGTCAAAAGACGTAGGATTCAAAACCTCTGAAGGAACAGGCTGCATAACACAACATGCTTCAGAAAGAATGTCTCTATCATTAGGTATAGCGTCGCGCCGAACACCATTTAGTTTCAAATCGTCGCATTTAATAAAACAATTGATGTTGACACTGGAATCATCCGGAGATTGCAAATTCGTAAAAGGTACGAAGGCAAGAAAACCATTCGCATACTCAGCAAAATCTTGTCCATCGAAAACTGTGTTGTCCCCATATATATCTTTTATAAATACAGCTGACGAATCCACAAAACAACAGCGTAACCAAGATCGCCGAGAAGCCCAATCTACAATATATTCAACACTCTGCACTTCTTGCAAATCAATAATGTGCATGTACTGTTTATTGAGTTCTATCGTAGCTGTCATAAGACTCCATTGGGAAACATTTGGTTCATAAAAAACTGCCATCTTCCCCCTATGAAATCCAGACACTACAAAATCAAACCTATAAGTAATTTTCCCATGCCAATAGCTAAAAGGCTGCGCCGCAAAGGAAATAGAGGTGGGTTGAACCCATGCCTGTGTCGTATCTAAAGGGTTGATTAAATAGGTATTAGTCAAAGGATGAACAGCGCAGAACCAAATTGGATTAGACATAGGAGTATCAGAGGGGCTCCAAGAAAACGTCGTAAAATACGAAAACCTACTCGCTATGTAATTAATAGCAAGTTGATCCTCTTCACTATCTATATTCTCGACTCGCATTGCCAACTCTTGTTTTGGATCTAAAGTAATTTTATATCCAGTATCTAAGGCAGAAGTATTTGCCCCATTTGCAAAACCATGATACTTCATTCTCATATTAGGATTCTCTGAAATAGGCCTCGCCCACCCAAATATATGAGCTATTTTGGAAAAACCTCCAGCCACCATAGCGGTTGGCATAGCAAAAGGTCGAAAATAAGGAACCAGAGATAGGGAGGATGCAACATCCGCGGCAACTGAGGACCAATATTCTACAGGACCAACGCGTTCTTCACTTACGGAGGAATCAGATTCCGAGGTGATATCAACGATTGTACCCGTAGGAACTCCCAATTCCACCTTTTCCATCCATGCATATACAAAAACAGAAATTGGAGAGGGAGTAGCAGATACAGCCTGTATGGGATTTAAAGTGCGGATAAATAACGTACCAGCATCGGCAAAGTCGTCATACGATGATGTAGCGGCAAGCGCCGAAGTGGAATCATTAAACAACCGATGAGCTGACTTGGGACTGTAAAAAGGAATATTCATAACTACTGGTTGATTATCTTTAGGATCAATAATAACGCTTTCGTTAGATTGTAATAGATACGAATTATATAAAGGAGCCCAATTAGCGTCCGCAGCTAGAGCGGACTGGTGCGCTGCTAACACAGCATTCCTGGCTGCATAAGGCTGGTAAGATGCAAATATCCGGCCATAATGAAAATTTGTTCCAGATACTGCAATTTTAATCTTCATATGTCCCCTAAAATAGGAATAATTCCTAAACTTCGAGCGCACTGCAGGAATTTTGGAAAATAAATCCCAAATATCCAGTTCTCTCGAAACAGTTCCTCCCGCTGCTGATATCGTGAAAGTATCTATTTGTATTGGTCGCTCGAAAAAATTGTCCATAGACAACCCATCGATACCTCGAGATGGCCAAATATAGGAAACTTCGTCCGTTTCAACTGTTTCCATGCCCCCCACATCTACCAAGTTTTCCTCTTTATTCTCAACAGAAGGATCAGGAATACCTAGTTTCATTTCAGTGGTTGACTCCGACATGACGTCTTTTACTGGCCTATCAAGACGAGATAGTAAAATTTTTCGGGCAGCAGTAGCACTAGAAAGCCTACCCAACAGGAAGCGAATCTCCTGTACTTGGTCTTGGGTAAGCTTATGATCTGCCCGAAAAGTTGGTGAAAAAATTTCCTTATGAGAAATTTCCCACACTGGAATGTATGAGATTTCATCTAATTCTTCTACAATTTCTTGAATCTCAACATCTATAGATAATAAATCTAACTTAGGAATCGAAATAAAAACACAGTTACGATTGTGGAATCTGTGTAGTAGTAGTCTAACCTGAAACTACTAAAAGGGGTCCCTATTTAAAGGTAAGCATTGTCTCTCGTCTAGACAATGCACAACTTAGTTTAATGACATTACGGTCATTGGTTAGTTTTAAGACATTGCGGTCTTTCTTAGTTTAATGACATTGCGGTCAGAAAATAGTTTCTTGACATTTCGGTCTATGGTTATTTTCGTGAGTTAGAATCCAAAAATATCCTGCATATCTCCCCATGTAGGAAGATTAGGATCAAAATTTTTTGGATATATATAGTGCTTATGTAATTGGGCAAAACACCATGATCTAACAACATTATATTGGTGTGAGTCTTCAACATGTAAGTATAGCTCTGTCAATGCACTTCTAAAAGTTCCACAGATCTGATCGTAATCAGGAACCAGAGAGGGCGACTGCCAAATCAACGACTTACAAATGGAATCTAGGTCAATAGGAGCCACGTAAGTCTTCAAGTCATCACGCCATAAGAATCTGCGCTTGAGAAACGTAACCTCCTCAATGCTCAAATAGGGAGTAGTAACCTCCCCCTTTGTGGCGGACGTAAAAACCATCCCTGTTTCTAACAGCGCAGTCTCCGCATACGTTAGCGCATTAAAAAACGGAATCGCATCAGGCTTAACCGACATCAAAACATCGTCTCCATTTACTAGGATTACCACATGATCGAAATAGTTTGTCCCTCCTAGTTTATAGTAGATATACATCGATACTAGAACACCACGAATTGAGTTGTCCTCTGTTGTTCCATAAATGCCACTAATTTTTAACCCGGCAACGACGAAGACATCTAAATAAAACTCTACCATTGGATAGAGAGCATCAGAAAGAATGCCTTTCATTATCTTGATAGCATACTCATTGTATCCGAGAAAAACGGCTAGTGAAACAACGAAAAAATTGGCATATTCGCCTATTTCTATAGGCATTGAGCTATCGTACCGACTATAATCGCCTTCTATGATAAACTCAGAAAAATTTTTTAACCTCTTTGCCAAATCTCCCATTCCTCGCAAAGTATCGACGCCTACGGCAGTAAAAAAGACTTCACCATACTCTACTAACAGGGTGTAAATAGGAGCTAAATACATACGAGCCAAAATAACATATTCAACTGGAGAAACGTAAAAAATTCGCGTTTTTCCAGCTTTCACCTTTTCTTCAGAACGGGGTTCGTCTTTCAACTTTGCAGAACAAATAATGTGGGACGACACCCCTCTCTCGTAGTTTGTAACTATATCCTCGACCCTAGAAATTAGATCTTTGACAGGAAGCCGAATTAGTTCATCATCTGTCTCTCGATATATTGGCAAGAGTTCTTCCTTGGTAGAACCCCAACCAAAACCAGCTGATGTACGAACATTCATGCGCCGGAGATATGCGTCTTCTTTGCACCCATTTATCGCTGTCTCCATATCAAGTGGTTTCACTTTTTCTGCTAAGTGTTGTAATTTAGGTTTTACAACACTCAACCATTCTTTAACACAACGACGAAGAAGACGCTTATCTACACTCCCTTTCTTATCATTCAAAAGCCGCATTCCAATATTCATAGGATTCAAATATCCACTAGGGGTGCGTACCGCAGACATAACCGGCTTAGCGAATCGTACTTGCCTTTTATGCTGAAAGGTTTCTTCCATAAAATCGTCAACTTCTCCAGCAAACGGAGTTTTAGATATTTTGGACTTAGCCCTTGCACAAATTTTCCCTGGTAGTTTACCCTGGTAGTTCATTCTTGACACATCTTCATATCGAAGTATAGACTTTGGACCTGGACATTCCAATTGCATAGAAGCACACTCACTAATATGGGAAAAATCCAATTTAAGGTCCATCTTTCTGATAGCTTCTTCTAGTTTCATTCGTGGAACAAAAACTGACAAATTTTCTCCAGCATGTATACCCACAATTGCATATCCATTAGAATACTTGCAAATTAAAGGAGTTCCACACTTCCCACGACCTGTTTTTTCCCACTGATACAAGAAAGTTCCATCCTCAGTATAAAAAGCAGTTCCAGATTCAGGACACAACAATCGTACTTTACTTATTGGATCGTACGTGACGTCCACTTTCTCCTCTCCTATCCAACCAAACACAGAAGAATGACCAACATAATTTGGAAGAAAGTGTTTTGTTATATCACGGAAACGCCTATTGACTGGTATCAGACATACGTCAGGAGCAACCTCAGTAACCTCCGAACGCAAAATTTGCTGTTCCCATAAATCTTTT